GGACACGTAAAAAGGAATTAGATGCTATCGCTAAGTTACTTGAACAGGAACATGAGGACGTTGAAGACCTAGCAGAATCCATTTGGAAACTGGTAGATGAACAGCGTCGGGGTCGTGAACTGTGGGTAGTAGCAGTACGCATGGATGGTATGAACTTCCTGTATGGCGCCTATGAAAGTGAGGCAACAGCACGTAAGGATGTTGAGTCAGGTCGTATTAAGTCTGTCGGAACCAAAGACTTATACATGATTATGAAACTACTATCACCTAATAAAATCTTTGAGAGTACTGAACTAACTCTCTTTGAAACCAGATAGTTTTAGTTTGCATTACCCCCTATTTGTAATGTAAACTAGAATGGAACAGGGGTTGAGCACTGTCGTTTCACCTCCGCTTTGCTCCCCCTGTTCTTTAATCTAGGTGCGACACGCCCGAGTGCTATCAAAACTAATTTGACTTAGGTGGCATTTGCCACCAAACTAACTAATACAAATACAACACGCCCCTTAAGGGCGTGATAACATAACTAAATAAAATTAACTATAAGCAAATGCTATAAGGCATTTGCATAACATAAGAGGTTTAAACAATGTTAAATATTAACGGCATTGAGGTACCTGCACACGTTAGCCATAGTCAGATAACAACTTGGTCATCATGTGGGCATAAGTATTTCTTAAGTAAGATTGCTCAGGTACCTGAGTCTGGTACGTGGTGGCTAGTAGGTGGCTCTGCTGTGCATGAGGCAACTGAAGCATACGACAAGGCTAAATGGGTACGTGAGGGTAAATAATGTTAGAGACATCTGCAGAAATATTTGCAAGACTTACATTCTTTGCATTAAGGGCATTTGCGGTAATGATACTTATTGGTATATTACATTCAGAACTACCAGTAGTACCTGCTATTAGTATATACGCATCAATATGGATTACAGTATTAGCAGATATCCTACTTGCTGGACAGTTGGTGATGAAGCGTGTCTAAGATTAAAGATGAAGAACTAGCCCTTAATTCCAACGACCTGTGGTTAGATGCATGGGAACGCCTAACAACCCGTCAGATTGCCTCTACGGGGCAGGAACCGACACTCTGGAGGGCAGGTGGCAGGGCTACCAAAGAGAATCCAGACAAAGAGAACGGTGACTGGTGGGCTAAGCATGGTGCTGGCATGGTACAGAACTGGATTGACTGGCGTGAGCAGTCACATGGTATGGAACTATGGGTTACACCTGAAGGTATACCTGCCATTGAACTAGCCTTAAACATTGAACTTGAAGGTGTGCCTGTGAAGATGGCACTAGACCGTGTGATGGTTAGTCAAGCAGGTGACTTAGTAGTAGTTGACCTAAAGACTGGCAGAACCACACCATCATCAGATTTCCAACTAGGTATGTATGCCGTAGGCATGGAACTTACCTTTGGAATTAGACCTAAGTATGGTACATACTGGGCTGCACGTGAGGGAGCAACCACTGAACTAATAAGTTTAGACAAGTGGACTATTGAAAGTGCAGGAAGTATAGTTAAGATGTTTGATAATGCTAGAAGGTCGGGTATATTCGTACCAAACTTTGACCATTGCAACATGTGTAACTTTAGTAATGTATGCAAATATAAGAATGGAAGTATGTAATGTTCGTAAGTAAAAAGAGATACGATGCAATGTTGAAGCAGTCAGATGAGTTCGTTGATGAACTAATCAAAGACATTGTATCCTTGCAAAGAACTATTGATGACTTAAAAAAGCCAGCGAAAAAAGTTGCAAAGAAAACAACAGTAAAAAAGAAAGAGAGTAAGTAATGGAAAAGAACTATGTACTAAATGTCAAGACTAAACTTGGCACGATAGTAACTGTACGTGGTGATAGTGCTGATGACTTAGCACAAAACATCAAGGCAGTAGTTGAACTAGGTATCAATGACCACATTGGTGCACTAGAAGAACTACTAATCGGTGCACCAGCACCTACCGCAACAACAGCAGTTAACACTGTACTTGCATCACTAGGTGGAGAGGTAATTGAGGAAACTAAATTTGCACCTAAGACACCACCATCTGCACCTGTAATGGGTGGTAAGACATGTATACATGGTGCTATGGTTAAGCGCACTGGCAACAGTGCTAAGGGTGAATGGCGTGGATTCTTCTGTCCAACACCTAAGGATAGTGAAGGTCAATGCAAGCCTGTGTTTGCTAACCGTGGCTCTGCTGAGTGGCAAAGTTTCTAGGGTAACCTAGGAAGTTATAACTAAATAACAGGGGAAAGTGGAACGTATCCTTATTGGAAGGGAAGCCAACAGGGATACAGGGATGATAGGTAACCAAGCCTAGGTGTGGTGCAAGCCCACACATCCCACGTTTAAACAACATGAAGGAGAAACAAGAAGGTGAAAACATTAACACGCTCTGTTGGTAAAGCAGACATAGGTGGTGAGCCTATGCCAGCAGTCTTCAGAACGTTTGAAGCCAATCAAATTATTCTTAGGCGTAGTGAGGTGTCTGTAATTGCAGGTACTCCTGGGGCAGGTAAGTCAACACTTGCCTTAGCACTAGCGTTACGTATGCAGATGCCAACACTTTATGTATCGGCAGATACTAATGCACACACTATGGCTATGCGTTTGTATTCCATGATTGAAGGTGTATCTCAATCGGATGCAGAAAAGATTATCTCTGATGACCCCATCAAGGCTAAAGAAAAACTTGCAATGGCAAGTCACATCTACTGGTCATTTGAATCGGCACCATCACTAGGTGATTTAGATGATGAGGTTAGTGCAATGGAGGAAGTACTAGGCGATAGCCCTGCATTGATAGTCATTGATAACTTAATGGACATCAGTATGGATGGTGGCGATGAGTTTGGTAACATGCGTGCTGCTATGAAAGAGTTAAAGTTTATGGCTCGTGATACTAATGCTGCTGTACTTGTACTACACCACACTAAAGAGAGTTACGCAGGTAATCCTTGCCAACCAAGTCAAGCCTTGCAGGGTATGGTTAATCAGTTACCTGCACTGGTACTTACAGTTGGTCAACAGGATGGATTACTTGGTGTCGCACCTGTTAAGAATCGTTATGGTAGGGCTGACCGTACTGGTAACACAGCCTACTGGTTACAGTTCTCACCTGAGTACATGTTTATTGCTGACCTTGAGGAAGCACGATGAATGAACTAATTGAGTACAAAGAAATGCGTGAAGCAATAGTTAGAGTTCGTGAGTTACATTACTCAGGAATTATAACAAACTTTACTGGAAACTATTGCTATGAATGTTCAGACCTAGAAGGTGGACACTATGTTATTTATCCTTGCGACACTGTTCAAGCATTAGATGGTGGGCAGTAATGGGTTGGATTATCTTATCATTCATCTTCTCTGCTATGGCAGGATTTACCTACGGTAGGTTGTTTGGTATGAACTTGATACTTCATATTGGAGAACAAATGTATCCAGACTTTAAACAAAGATTAACTAACTACGTTATTAAAAGGGATGCGAAGTGACTGTACTTGCAGGTTTAGTGCACGATGGCAAGGTGTACATAGGAGCAGACAGAGGTATGTCTGATGATAACTTTATCGGCACATCATTAACACCTAAGATTCGTAAGATAGGTTCACTACTAATTGCTTACTCTTCATCAAGAGGAACAGGACAGTTGATGCACTTTGTTAACTATCCAGAACCAAGACTAGATAACCTTGAAGCATACCTACGTATTGATTTTTGTGATGCCATACAGAAGGCATCCGACATGTTTAAGATAGATATTAATACTAAAGAGAATGGTGCTGACATCCTTGTTGGTATCAACGGTAGATTGTTTGATGTTACAACAGAGGATTGGTCGGTATCTGAATATGAGTACACTGCTCAGGGTTCTGGCTACGCTTACGCTATCGGTAGTCTTCACGCTACTAACAAGTTAGATATACCCCCACGTACTAGAGTTAAAATGGCTATACAAGCATCTATTAAGCACTCACCTGAGTGCGAAGCACCGATAGATATACTAAGTGTTTGATTACAAGACTGCTATGACTGATGGTCACAAGTATGGTCAGTACGTAGCAGACAAACTAGAACTGGAAGGTATATCCTGCACAGTTCCAGAGTTGTATCTTGTAAAAACAATGGAAGAAATACCGCACATGACCGAAACGGAAAAGGATATCATCATAGATGCAACTGGTGATTGTCTTGAAGTTAAGTCACGCAACATAGAGTTTACCTCAATAGAAGATTTCCCTTGGGGTAACATAATTGTTGACACTGTGTCTGGGTATAAGGCTAAGATACAGAAGCCTTTAGCCTACGTTATGGTGTCACAACTTACTGGTTGTGCCTTCGCTGTGATGTCTGATACAGAACAGCACTGGACTACAAAGCGTTTAAACGATAAGCAACGTGGACATGATGATAACTTCTACGTCGTAACTAAGGAACACTTTGTGTCATTTGATTACTTAGTAGACTTTATTAAACACGAGGAGTTCAGGTGGATTGGCAGATAATTGTCATACTTGTATCATTATTAGCATTAATAATATACATTGACAGAGAAGATTGGTAATGAGCAAAGCAAAACAAAAGGGTACGGCTGCAGAAACTGCAGTAGTTAACTGGCTAGTATCTAAAGGACGTAACCATGTTGAGCGTAGAAGCCTTAATGGTAGCAATGACCGTGGGGATATTGCTGGCTTACCTGGGGTCGTCATTGAAGTAAAGAATCACAAAGAGATTAAACTATCTCAATGGATTAAAGAGTTAGAAGCAGAGATGCATAATGATAAGGCTGACACTGGTGTTATCATTCATAAGAAAACTGGTACTACTGATGTCGGTATGTGGTACGCCACACTACCTGTTAGTGTATGGTTTAAACTGTTAGAGGAAGCAGGGTACTAATGAAGCACAGCATCATAGTAGTACTAGAACACTATGGTGTTACCAATATAAGAGAGTGCCATGGCTGGCAGAAGATGAAGTGTCCTATCCACGAGGATAGCCACGCATCTGCAGGGGTGAACATAGAGGAAAATATTTTCACGTGTCATGGTTGTGGTATAAAAGGTGACACATATAAATTGATAATGGAAAAAGAAGGAGTAAGTTTTAATGAGGCTATCAAGTATGCAGAAGAGATTACTGGCACAAGCCGTTCAGAAATACAAGGGTTCAATTCATCTGGCAGAAGATTACCTAGCCAGGAGAGGGCTAACCTTGGAAGACGCAAATACAGCCCACCTAGGAGTCGTAGAACATCCTCTTCCTAGTCATGAACTGTATCGTGGTAGGTTAGCAATACCATACTTAACACCTACTGGTGTAGTTGACATTCGTTTCCGTGCTATGGGTCATGAAGAACCTAAGTATATGGGTTTGCCTGGAACACATACACGGCTATACAATGTAACTGCACTGCAAGAAGCAGGGGATTCTATCGCTGTATGCGAAGGAGAAATTGATGCGCTTACTCTACATTATAAGTGCGGTATTCCTGCTGTGGGTGTACCTGGTGCGACGGCGTGGAAGAAACATTACACACGCATCCTCCAAGACTTTGAGACGGTATATGTTTTTGCGGACGGTGACCAACCAGGGTCAGACTTCGCAAAGAACATCGCAAAAGAATTGATGCACTCATCAGTTGTTACCCTACAAATGCCAGAGGGTGAAGATGTTAACAGTCAATTCCTACAACATGGATATGAATACTTCAGAGCAAAGGTAGCCTCATGAAACGTAAACCAATACTTAGTTTAGAATTAATCGCTGAAGACATTGAAGAGGTATTTGAATGGCTAGAAGAATTACACTATGAAGTATATAAACTTAAGCAAGGAAGAGACGGAGTTCCTAATAAGGACGTTAAGCGACCTGGGGTTTATAGTTCTTTCATTGAAGAAATCTACGGAAGAGACATTGACTTTGACGGTAGCGAGAGCGGAATTAAGATGACTCCATGGGATATAACAATGGACTTTACTGAAACACCTGACTGGCGTAGCGACGCACAAGATGTTTATGATTCCCTGTTTGATATCCTTGTCAAGAAACAAAATGACTATGGTCCTGACAACATTCGCAAGTCTCCAGGTGGTCCATTAAATGGTCTAACTGTTAGACTATATGATAAGTTAGCCCGTTTAAACAATCTCCTAGAGACAGGTGCTACACCTGAGAATGAATCCCTACGTGATACCCTTATTGACATTGCGAACTACGGGGTTATTGGTGTTATGATATTGGATGACACGTTCCCCAAGAGTAAGGATTCCTAGTGAAACTAATTGTATGTGTCTCGGACTTACAGGTACCATACCACAATAAGAGGGCTGTTGCTAACGTAGCATCCTTTATTAAGGTTGTTAAGCCTGACACAGTTGTATCCGTTGGTGATGAGATGGACTTTCAAACTATCTCACGTTGGTCAATGGGTACACCATTAGAGTATGAACGCTCCATCAACCGTGACCGTAACTCAACTGTTGAGATACTAGAGTCCTTAAAGGTTGAACATGTTATCCGAAGTAATCATACTGACCGTTTGTTTAACACGGTTATGATGAGAGCACCAGGACTTATCTCTTTACCAGAGTTAGAACTACCAAACTTCTTGAAGTTCCCTGACCTTGGTATTACTTACCATAGTAAGCCATATGAACTAGCACCTAACTGGTTACTAATGCATGGAGACGAAGGGAACGTATCTCAAAATGGTGGACAGACAGCACTTAATCTTGCTAAGAAAACAGGTTACTCAGTGGTTTGTGGACACACACATAGGATGGGTCTTATGCACCACAGTGAAGGTGTTGCTGGTATCAACACTCGTACAGTATGGGGTATGGAAGTTGGTAACCTAATGGACGCTAAGCAAGCGTCTTACCTTAAGGGTGGTATTAGTAACTGGCACCAAGGTTTTGGTGTCTTATGGGTTGACGGTAAAAAAGTAACACCACAAATAATACCTATTGAAAAGGATGGTTCATTTACTTTCCTAGGTAAGGTGTGGGGGAAGTAAGTGTGTAACAGAACTGAAGATATGGGGCGGATACAAAGGATGAATGAGGAATCAGTTCGTGAGTATGTAGACATGGTAAAACAAATTGCTGCTGAGTATCGCAACAGATACCCAATGTTGGAACGTGATGACATTGAACAGCAGTTGTGGCTATGGTTCTACGAACACCCCACTAACTTCAAGCGTTACATAACTGAACACAATCAAAAGGATTCAGATAAACTAATTGCTAAGTCTCTACGTAATCAAGCACATGATTACTGTATTAAAGAGAAGGCTTACAAAGAAGGCTACAGTCCTAACGATAACTTCTGGTACACAAAAGACTTTATTAAGATGATGATTCCTGGTGTCTTAACAGACAACTGGGAGAAACTAGAAGTAGCCCTAAGTAATATGGGTCGTAGCACTAAGGCTCCATCTGAGTCTGGCGACTGGATGGCATACGGAGCAGACATACGTGCTGCATTTGATAAGTTAGATGAGCGTGAACAGAACTTAGTGTTCTTGTTTTATGCTCAAGATGTGGATTCAAAACAACTACATGAAATATCCGCTGAGGATAGACCAACTCACAAGGCAACTGCAATGGCTGCTAACCGTGCTCTTAATAAGATGGTTAATAACTTGGGTGGCTTCAGCCCATACGAGGACAACGACCATGCATCCTGATACAGCATTTGATGAGTGGATAACATACGGGGTAGGTAGAGGTTGGGTATCATTACCAACATGTGAAACACATAATGGTTTACCTTTAATGCCCGAAGAAGAAGATGAATTTGAAGAAGGCTTAGACCCTTGTGTCGTAGCGATGCGTGTATGGGTTGATAACATCTACGAGGATTACGAAGAGCAATAAAAATAATCCCCCCAACCAGGAAGAGGAGCCTGGAAGGGGGGAAATTTATTTATAGTTTATGCGTTAATGAATGGCATTGGGTCTACTTCAGTGCCAGCGCTCCACCGTTGGTTGTTGCGAACTTCTACGTGAAGATGGGGTCCTGTTGAGTTACCTGTATTACCAGACTTCCCAATCAACTGACCCTTCTTAACAACCTGACCTGGTTTAACCAAGGACTTTGATAGGTGTGCGTAGATAGCCCACCCACCTGCAATACGGTTAGGTGTACCATCATTAAG